ACGAAGCTTCTGATTTATCCTCAGCTGAAAGGGTTACACATGCAATAAGCATGTCTTATAACGAAGTAAAAAAACAACAAGTTACTGGTTTTTATGCAAACGTAGATATACCAGAAGATACTTATGGTGAAGAAGAATCAGAAATAAACAAACAAATAAACGAAATCCAGGGCATTGAACCAAGTTATAAAGAAGACAGAAACAGAACCATTTATGAAGTACACACAGTTTTAGATCTTGAAGGCTTTGAAGATATAGACCAAGAGGGCAATGCAACAGGACTTAAGTTACCTTACATTGTCACTATTGACGAAGAGTCAGAAACTATATTATCAATCAGAAGAAATTATTTAGAAGCAGATCCTCTAAAGAACAAAATAAATTATTTTATACAGTACAAGTTTTTACCGGGACTCGGCTTTTATGGACTAGGTTTATCACACATGATCGGTGGTTTATCTAAAGCTTCTACATCTATATTGAGACAGCTTATAGATGCTGGTACATTAGCTAATTTACCTGCTGGTTTTAAAGCTAGAGGCATGAGAATACGTGATGAGGATGAGCCATTACAACCAGGTGAATTTAGAGATATTGACACAACTGGTGGATCTCTGCGTGAAAATCTTATACCTCTTCCAATTAAAGAACCTAGTAATGTATTAATGCAACTTCTTGGCCTGCTAGTTGACTCTGGTAAAAGATTTGCAGCTATTGCTGATATGAATGTTGGTGATAGTAATGCAGCTATGCCTGTAGGTACTACAGTTGCTTTGTTAGAACGTGGCACCAAAGTAATGAGTGCAATACACAAAAGATTACATTACGCACAAAGATTAGAGTTTAAATTATTAGCAAAAGTTTTTGGTGAGTATTTACCACCTGCTTATGAATTTGCTACTGGTTCTGGACCTAATGAAATCAAGCAAGCTGATTTTGATGGACGCGTAGATGTAGTACCTGTTTCAGATCCTAATATATTTTCACAAAGCCAAAGAATAACTTTAGCGCAAGAACTACTACAAATGGTTCAATCTAATCCAGAAATACATGGTCCTACTGGTATATACGAAGCTTACAAAAGAATGTATGCAGCTTTAGGTGTGGATAATGTAGAAGCCTTAATAAAGCCACCAGCTGACAATACTCCTAAGCCAGTAGATGCAGGAACAGAAAATGCAAGTTTATTGATGGGCAAACCAGCACAAGCCTTTGAAGGACAGAATCATCAAGCTCATTTGGATACTCATAAGAGTTTATTCTTAACTAAAATTGTGCAAGATAATCCGCAAATACAATCTGTAATTGTTAGCCATTGCATGCAACACCTACAGTTTTTATCTGCACAAATGTCAGCACAACAAATGCCAGAAGAAGCGCAAGCACAAATACAGCAAATGCAAGAGCAGATGCAACAGGTAGCACCAGAACAAGCACAACAAATGCAACAACAAATTGCACTTATTAAAGACCAAGTTAGCTCACCAATTATGGCTCAACTCACTAATGAGTTTTTACAGTCTATAGGTCAAGGCGATGGCGGAGATCCTCTTGTTGAAATTAGAAAAGCAGAATTAGATCTAAAAGATAAAGAAATGGATATAGAGTCACAGCAATTTATGCAAAAGCAAAATCAAAGATCGCAAGAAAAAATGCAAGAAGCGCAATTACAAGGACAACGCATAAATGTGCAAAAAGATATAGCAGATGATAAGCTTAATGTAGCAATAGATCGTTTAAAACAAAATGCAGATCTAAAACTATTAGAATTAGAAACAAAAACGAGGAACTAGTATGGACACAAGACAAGAATATATAGCAAAACTTAGAGAACAAAAAAACTTAGATAGAATTGCTGAAGCTAAACATTTTGCAGATATGGAACAAGCTGCGATAGATAAACAAGCAAAAAGTGACCAAAGAATTGCAAAAAAATTAGCAAAAATATCTGGTTCAACCACTACCAAAGAAGTTGTAGTCCCGGAACCAGTAATAGAAGTTGTAACAAAAAAAGCACCTGTTAAGAAAAAAACTGTTGTCAAGAAAAAAGCTCCTGCTAAAAAAAGAGGCAGACCGGCTAAAAAATAATGGATGACGTAAGTTTACTAGACTTTATTAAACGTAAGGTTAAAGATAGAGAAGAACAAATAGCAGAAACTTTAATGTCCGGTTCGCTAAAAGATATAGAACATTATAAATATTTGCAAGGTGAGCTTTCTGCTTTATACTACGTGTTAAACGAATTAAAAGACTTTTATCAGGAAAAATAAATGGCAGAATTAAAATCTACAAATGACATAGTTGCAGATGCTTACATAAAAGAAGAGTCCAGGGTTTTAGATCCTTCTCTATTAGACAAGACAGTTTTAGATCGTATGCCACAACCAACCGGTTGGCGTATGTTAGTTCTACCCTACGCTGGTAAGGCAAAAACAGAGGGCGGTATCCTTCTTACAAAACAAACTACCGATCGTGAGGCTTTGGCTACAGTTGTTGCTTATGTGGTAAAAAAAGGACCACTATGCTATAACAATGAGTCAAGGTATGGAGAAACCCCCTGGTGTGAAGAAAAACAATGGGTTTTAATAGGGCGTTACTCTGGCTCTAGGTTTAAATTGGAGGACGGTGCAGAGGTCAGAATCATTAATGATGATGAAGTTATAGCCACCATACTCGATCCCGATGACATAGCGAGTTTATAAATATGAATGAACAAGAAAATACACAAGTAATTCAACCAGAAGTTGAAGAGGTTGAGGTACAGGTAGTAGAACAGGATATAGTTGAGGCTTCTCCAGAAGACGAGTTAGATAATTACACAAAGTCCGTTTCAAAACGGATTAATAAACTAAACGAAAGACATAGAGCAGCAGAAGAAAAGGCCGCTAGATTAGAACAAATGTTAGCGCAAAGAGAAGCTGAAAATATTGCTTATGGGCAAGAAAGGATGCAAACAAGGCATGCTTTAATCCAAAAAGAAGAAGAAGCAATAACTGCAAAAGAAATGCAAGCAAATGACTTGTATAAAAAAGCTGTAGAGTCTAATGACGCTGATCTAATGTCAAAAGCTGATACATTAAAAAGTGATTTAAGTATTCAAAAAGAAAAAGTCAGAATGGCTAAAGCACAAAGCGAACAAGCTTTTGCTAATCCACAGCCTGTGCAACCACAACAATACTATCAGGAACCACAACAACAACAAGAAGTAAAAGCAACCAAAGAAGCTGAGAGCTGGCATGAACAAAACCAATGGTATGGTGACAATAGCGATGCTACTAATACCCAGGCTACACAGTTTGCATATTTTACCCATTACAATTTAATAAACGAAGGTTTTGACGCTGACTCAGATGAATATTATGATGAGCTGAACACTAGAGTTTACAAAGTTTATCCAGACTTACAGTCTGGGCAAAATGTCGCTAAAGAAGGAGCTAAACCCGCTGTGCAAAGAGTTGCTCCTGCTTCCGTTGGAAGTCGACAAAAAACACAAGGCAAAAAGAACGGAGTGACTTTTTCTAAATCAGAAGTCGAACGTCTTAAAGGTTTGAAGCCGCATAATATGTCAGAGGACGTGTGGTTAAAATCTGTTGCTAAAGAGAAACAAAAAATTTCACAACGAGAGGCAAAATAATGACTAATGAAATAGAGCAAGAACCAACCAGACAATCCCGTGAATCCGAGACTCACGCTAAAGAAGCTCGTAGACAACCATGGAGGCCGGTAAGAAAACTAGAAACACCTCCTGCACCAGATGGATACCAATATCGTTGGATAAGGGAATCTATGTTGGGACAGGAAGACAGAAGTAACGTAAGCAGAAGATTAAGGGAAGGTTGGGAACTCGTAAGAGGCACTGATTTACCACAAGAATTTGCATTACCTACACACGATTCTGGTAGACATGCTGGCATAGTATATAACGAAGGATTACTCTTGGCGAAAATGCCACTTGAAACAGTCCAAGAGCGTAATCAATATTACGCAGGGAAAAGCCAACAAGCTAAAGATGCGTTAGACAATAATGTGTTTAATGAATCTAAGCGCGATGGTAGATATGTCAAGTACGATTCAAAAAGAGAATCTAATGTTACTTTTGGGAAAAAGTAACAATCATTAATAGGAGAATTTTAAATGGCTAATAAAAATAGCGCATTTGGATGTAAGCCTGTTCGTATGATGGGTGGAGCTCCCTATTCTGGCGGTCAAAGCCGATACAGAGTAGCGAGTGGAGTTACAACACCTCTTTTTCAAGGTGATTTGGTTACTCAGCTAACAGCTGGGGTTTTAGGCCGTCACGTTGCAACTGGGACCGTTCCGATTGTCGGAGTGTTTAACGGTGTTCAATACACTGATCCAACCACAGGCGAACAAGTATTTAAAAACACATATCCTGGTAGTATTACTGCCTCGGATATAATAGCCTTTATCGTGGATGATCCAAACGTAGTGTTTGAAGTCCAAGCAGATGATACCTTCCCGGTAGCAGACCTGTTTGGTAACTTTGACATTGTGGATGCTTCACCTGTAGGCGACACTAAGTCTGGAGTATCTAATATGGAATTAGACGTAACGACCGGTAACACTACCGCAACATTACCTCTAAAAGCATTAGATATTTCCCAGGATCCTAATAACTCGGATGTAGCATCCGCCAACACCAATGTACTATGTGTGATTCAAAACCACATTATGGGACAAAAAGGTGCTGGTCTAGCATAAGGTAGATAATAATGGCAATATCAAGAGCTCAACTCGCTAAAGAGTTAGAACCTGGATTAAATTCCTTATTCGGACTTTCTTATGACGAATACAATCGCGAATATGAAGAAATCTTCTCTATTGAAGACTCATCAAGAGCGTTTGAAGAAGAAGTCCTTATTACTGGATTTGGTTCTGCACCAACTAAAACTGAAGGTCAAAGCGTAGTTTTTGACAACGCTAACGAAAGTTACAGCGCACGTTATACCCACGATACAGTGGCATTAGCGTTTGCTTTAACTGAAGAAGCTGTTGAAGACAACCTCTATGATTCTTTAGGTAAAAGATATGTTAAAGCACTTGCAAGATCTATGGCTAATTCGAAAGAAGTCAAAGGCGCAGATGTTTTAAATAACGCTTTCTCAAGTAGCTTTACTGGAGGAGACGGAAAATCTCTAATTGCAACAGATCATCCCCTTGGTGGTGGTGGTTCAGCTGCAAACAGAGCAACATCAATGGCTGATCTTAATGAAACTTCATTAGAAGATGCTTTAATTGACATATCTAATTTCACAGATGACAAAGGATTAATTGTTTCTGTTCAAGCTGACAAACTTATTGTTCCTAGTGAACTTGTTTTTGTTGCTGACAGAATTCTTAATTCTCAGTTAAGATCTGGCACAGCTGACAATGATGTTAATGCAATAGCTAACACAGGTGTTTTACCTGGTGGTTATTCTGTTAATCATTATTTGACAGATCCAGATGCTTTCTTCATCTTGACTTCTGTAACAGCACAAGGCGATGGCCTTAAAATGTTCCAAAGAACTGGCATGGAAACTTCCATGGAACCAGATTTCGGTACTGGAAACATTCGTTACAAAGCACGTGAAAGATATAGTTTTGGTTTCTCCGATTGGAGAGGAGTCTACGGCTCACAAGGCGCATAAATGAACGATTAGAAATACCGTTTATTACTCAAGTATTTCAAACAAAGGGCCTCAAAAAGGCCCTTTTTTTTACCTAAAATAAGTTGTATAAATGTATGCAAATACTTGCAATTAGTTGCATATTTTAGTATATTAGTTATGTGGGAATTGAAATGAAAAACAAAAAGGAGAAAATATGAAAGAGAAAGCATTGATTGCAAAAATTAATAAACTTTATCCAAGAGTAAAAGCTACGCCCTTGGCGGATTTTTATGATGATCCAACTGAAGTGGGTATTTGGTTCAGAGGTAGTGAAGATGGTCAAGCTATCAACGGTATGCCGCTTTATGATTGTTATGAAGAGTGGGGTTATGAAGTAGCTCCAGAGATGGAAAAGATATTAACCAAAGCTGGTTGGATGGCAGAACCATACGATGCTGGCACATTAATGGCCTATCCGGGCTAAGGAGTAAGTATGATAAAGACAGTAATTTATAACAAGGACGCAGCTGATAACGCTGTTACGGTAGAGAATTATCCTTGGGGATACAAATTGAGAACCAAGAGAAAATATTGGATTGAGACAACCAAAAGAGGTGACAGACTTTGTTACCAGACTTTAAATCCAAAGACTGACAAATGGTGCGCTGTGAAAAAGAGCACTTACAGCGGTATTGAGGTTCTTTATGAGAACGAAGATGGACATATCAAGACTATTGGAATGGATCCTCAGTGGGCCACCAAAGAAAGTCTTGCTCATTTCCAAAACAAAGTTGATGTTACCAAGTTGACCGATGCTCAAAGAGCTAAGATTTGCGAGGCTAAAACAATTATGCACTGTCAGAAACTTGTAAAGGTTGAGTATGAAATCAATCCTCAAAGAACTCCAGAAGATCAAGCAAAACATGATGCCGTGCAAAAAGAGATAAACACTAAGTTAAATAACTACGCTAACTATGTTTACGGTGAGTGCCTAGTAAAAAATGGTATTGCTTAATGAAACCAATAACTAAAATATTTATTGACATGGATGGAGTCCTAGCGGACTTCATCAAAGGGGTTGAAGGTCCTAAGTATCTTAATGGCCCAATGGATAACAACACCTACACTGAAAAAAAGATAGTAATTAGCAACAAGGGTTTGTTTAGAGATCTACCGCCTATGCCAGATATGCCAGATTTAATAAATTACATTAATAATCTTGGTGTATATTGGGAAATTCTTACCTGCACAGGAGAGGTCAATAGACAAAAGGTTGCTAAAGATAAAACAGCTTGGATCAGAGAACATGTAGATCCAGATACTGTCGTAACTTGTACATTCAAAGGAATACAAAAAGCAGCTTATGCAAAACCTGGTTACATTCTTATTGATGACCATAAAAAGAATATTAATGCCTGGGTTGAAGCTGGCGGTATCGGAATACTTTACACAACAGCAGCTGATTGTATTAAACAAATAGAAGATTTAAGATATAAAGCAGCTTAACTTTAGTTGCTAATCCCGAGTCCTAGTAGTATCATTTTACTACTAGGATTTTTTTTAACTTGTTTTATCGACTGACCTAGCAGACAAGCCAAGACGATAAGACTTATTTCCGGGAGGAAATTATGGCAAACACAACATTTAATGGTCCAGTTAGGTCTGAAGGCGGTTTCGAACAAATTAGCATTGCAGCAAAAACTGGAACAGTAACAACTAATTTTGATATAGACTCAAGTGGTAATATTACTGACGTAGGATCAATCGCATCCGATGGTGCTATTTCTACTACAAGCACTATTATAGGTAGACAGAAAATTGATACAACTTTTAATGCAGCTGGAGCAGCCTCAGCTACTTTAACAGCAGCTCAATCGGGAACTTTGTTTTTGATTAATGGTGCAGCAGCTAATGTAATTACTTTACCTAGTGTATCTACTGGAAATGTAGGAGTTCATTATGACTTTCAACTTACAGTAGCTGTTGGCGGAAGCGTAACAACTACTTTTGTACTACCAGGTTCTGCTGTATCAGATTTCCAAGCAATGCTTTCATTGGTTGCAGGAACAGCAGCTAACGCAGTAAGCGATGTTGCTGGAGACACACTAACTTTACCAAACTCAACAGTTGCGAACGCAAGAGTTTCTATGACTTGTGTTTCAGATGATGGAACAAACTCTAAATGGATGACTACTGCTCTATCAACACCGATCGCTACAGTAGCTTAATACGGAGTAATTTATGGCAACTAGATTAACTGGTTCAGACGTATTAGGTAAGTTTATAACTGCCGATGCTCAAGCCCTAGATGCAGATGGTATTTCAGCAGCAGCAGCAGTTGGAAATAATGCAGCACTTACTATAGGTGGTGCGTTAGCTGACGGCGGCTCTGTTACTAATGTTGGCGGAAGGATTGTAACAATCCTTTCTGCTGGCAATGATGCAGCTAAATCATTCACTGTAGTCGGCACCGATGTAAATGGAGATGCTCAAACAGAATCCATAACAGGTGCAAATGCTGGCACTGCTACTGGTTCTAAATATTTTAGAACAATAACCTCAATAACAGCTGTTGGTAATCCAGCAGGTAATGTTTCAGCTGGTGTTAATGCAGCAGTTGCAGACGTTATTTTTGCAGGAAGGTCTAGGCTACAGGGAGTAAATTTGGTTTGCTCTGGAACGGCAGGAAATATAGATTTTGTAAACACCTCTCCAAACGGAACCAGTGCTTTTAAACTAGGATCTGTAGCATCTACTACTACAACTAGAGATATCACTATTCCAGATAATGGATTGGTTTTTAGTGACGGCATATATATTAATTATACAACTGCTACATTTTCATCATTGACTGCTTTTCATGCGTAAAGGTGGCTGAGAGAAAAAAAAGTAAACCTATTCCTAAAACTACAGGAAAAGGTGGTAATTACCGCTCTACCAAAAGTGGAGCGGGTATGACCAAAAAAGGGGTTGCAGCACATAGACGTGCAAACCCTGGCAGTAAGTTAAAAACTGCTGTAACCGGAAAAGTTAAAAAAGGTAGTACAGCCGCAAAAAGAAGAAAATCCTATTGTGCAAGATCATTAGGCCAACTTAAAAAGAGCTCTGCTAAAACTAGAAACGATCCTAATTCAAGAATTAGGCAAGCAAGAAGAAGGTGGAAGTGCTAATGGCTAAAAAATCAAAAACACCAAGTAACGTAACAAATCCAAGTTTGTATTCTAGAGTAAAATCAGAAGCAAAAAGTAAGTTTGACGTATATCCTAGTGCTTATGCAAACGCCTGGTTGGTAAAAACTTATAAGAAAAGAGGCGGTGGCTACAAAGGTGCTAAAAAAGCAGCTATGGGTGGAGCAATTAAATTAAAGTTTGGTGGTCCAGTAATGGTTCAAGGCAGAGGCTGTGGCGCTATGATGGAAGATAAACGTAAAAAAACTAAGGTTCCGGGCAGTTAATAATGAGTTTGACTGACTGGTTTAAAGAAGATTGGGTTGATATAGGCTCTAAAAAAAAGAGCGGTGGATATAATAAGTGTGGTAGATCCAAACAAAAAGCAGACGCTAAAAGAAAGTATCCAAAGTGTGTCCCGGCTGCAAAAGCAGCTAGTATGTCTGAGTCACAAAAAAAATCTGCGGTAACTAGAAAAAGAGCAAAAAAACAAGGCGTAGGCGGCAAACCTACAAATGTTAAAACATTTGCGGCCAATGGTGGTATTATTAATAAAAACAAACCAGGTAACTCTGGTTTATATGGTAGACGATAGGAGTCAAGATGAAAGGTACAAAAGGAATGTCAAAAGGCGGTGCTATGAAAGGCACTAAGTATATGAAAAAAGGCGGTGCTATGAAGGGTACTAAGTATATGGCCAAAGGTGGAGCTATGAAGGGTACTAAGTATATGGCCAAAGGTGGAGCTATGAAAGGCACCAAGTACATGGCTAAAGGCGGCCCTGTTAAGAAAAGAGGCGTGGCAAGAGGTATGGGCGCAGCAACAAGAGGCGGAGATTATACAATTTAGTTAGGAGGATTAAATATTGTGGCGTATTTAATATCAAACGTACCCCAGTTTAAATGCTGGGTAAGAAAAGAATTTACAGCAAACCATTCTGCCTATCATGGCGAATATTTGCATGCTTTAGTTATCGCGGTAAACACTTTGCCAGATAGATCTTTGTCTTTTCAAGTGGTTTTTACTGGTTGTGAGATAGATGATATGGAAGACGAACCAAATGTGCATGGTGGAGCAATGTGGGCAAGGATGCCTATACAAGCACTAGTAGCAGATATACCTTTGGAAGAATGGCCAACAGCTATGGAAGACCATTTAGCTCAACCCTGGGATTGTTTAAGTCACGAACATTCAGTTGTTGTTTTAGATAGAGTTAGTTCATCACCTTGGTTATGCAAAATAGGTGGAGAATTCCATACAGGCAAATATTTATTTACTGTTGATTATACAGAAAATTCAATAGCAGACGATCCTGCTCAACATAAGCAATCACATGTGTTATATTTAACAGATGCTGGTGAGTACACCGGTAATTTTGTAGCTTTACCTAATAATAGAGTAAGAGCAACAAATCCTGCTTTATGGCGTGTAGGCGAGGGAGCACCAGACTTTATGCCCTCTCAATGGACTCATTCAGCAGAACAACACGAGAGTTATATGGATCCGAACGTAACATTTAATAATCTATACGCTCCAGAGGAAGACTAAAATGGCAGAACTTACAAAAACTCAAACAGTCAAAATGATTAAAGAGTTAAAAAACGCATCTAAACTTCATGCTAACCAAGCAAAAAGATTAGAAAAAACTTTAAAAAAAATTAAAAAGAAATAATGGCAACAAGTAACAGTAAAAATTTTGAACCAGATGTAGCTGAATACATTGAAGAAGCTTTTGAGCGTTGCGGTTTAGAACTAAGAACCGGGTATGATCTTAAAACAGCAAACAGAAGTCTTAATATTATGCTTGCTGAATGGGCTAACAGAGGTTTAAACCAATGGACTATAGCCAAGAAAACAGTTGACATGGTTTCTGGTACATCAACTTACAATATTGATAGTACAAATGCTACTGCTCCTATTGACGTATTAGATGTATTTATAAGAGAAACCACAGGCACTGAAACTACAGATATTTCAATGACCAGGATAAGTAGAGCTGAATATTCAAACATAGTTACTAAATCTAGTACGGGTAGGCCTAATCAGTTTTTAATAGATAAACAACTTACTCCAACAATTACTGTGTGGCCAACACCAGATTCTTCTAGTGCATATACAGTTCACATGAATGTACTTACTAGGATGGATGATGCAGATTCTGCAACAAACACTATGGAAGTTCCTTTTAGGTTTTATCCTTGTTTAACGGCTGGATTAGCTTATTACTTGTCAATGAAAAAAGCTCCACAACTAACTCCTCAGTTGAAAGCTATATATGATGAAGAATTTAATAGAGCTATGGATGCCGATGAGGATAGAGCCTCCTTTAGAATTTCACCTAACCTAAGAAGTTATAACAGCGCATAATGGCTTTTGCATCTAATAAAAATGCTTACGGTATCTGCGACATAACAGGTTTTCGTTATAATTTGCGTGACATGAAAAAAACATGGGACGGTTTATTGGTTGGAGCAGACCAATGGAGTCCTAAACATCCACAACTAGAACCTAAGTCTGCACCAATAGATCCCCAAGCAATTAAAAATGCTAGACCAGACATAAGCGATGATAACAATTTCTTTGTGGTTTATAGTAATATAGGTGAAGGTAAATTAGGATCAGAGCTTACAACCTTTAAGGTTACTGCAAGCGTAGGATCTGTAACGGTAACAACAACATGAGTTTTACATTAGCAACATTAAAAACAGCAGTGCAAGATTATTTACAGGTATCTGAAACTACCTTTACTAATCAATTACCAACTTTTATACAAGAAAGTGAAAGTAGAATTTTTAGTATGGTCCAGCTTCCTAACCAAAGAAAAAACGTCCAGGGCACGCTAACAACAGACAATAGATTTTTAGCAACACCAACAGATTTCTATGCACCTTTTAGTTTAGCAGTGGTCAACAGCTCAACTTACGATTACTTAGATTTTAAACACCCATCTTTTATTAAAGAATATTCTCCCGGTACAACTTCTGGTCAGCCTAAATATTATTCATTATTTGACAATACTTCTTTTGAAGTTTCGCCTGTACCAGATTCAGGATATACAGTAGAATTACATTACTTATATAAACCAGCCTCGTTAACGAGTGGTAGTGACAGCGGTACAACATTTTTGTCAACGGATTATCCGGAAGCATTGTTGTATGGCACGTTAGTTGAAGGCGCGGTCTTTTTGAAAGAACCGCCCGATGTCATTGGCCAATTTGAGGCACGATTCAAGGAGGCGGTTGCTAGAATGAAGACACTATCCGAAGGTCGCGGTACACGTGACGAATACAGATACGATCAGTTACGCACTGGCGTATCTTAATGAAACCAATAAAATCCCTAGAGGGCAAGAAAGTAGCCATAATTGGTCTTGGCTTATCACAAGTTGATTACGCTATAGGTTTACAAAATGGTAGAACCTGGGACGAAGCCTGGTGCATTAATTCGGCTGCTGGTACTTATGGTTGTGACAGACTTTTTATGATGGATCCTGCGAGTCGGTTTTTTGATAGTAATGACGCAGGTAGACAAACAAGCGTAATGACTAGAGTATTAACAGAGGGCAAGTACCCGGTGTATACCTGCGAATTAGATGCCAGAGTACCAAAAGCGGTTTTATATCCATTAGAAGAAGTCTGTAACGCTACAAGCTGTGCTTACTTTAACAATACAGTTGCATATACATTAGCTTTTGCTATGTATAACAAAGTAGCGCAAGTAGATTTATTTGGTATTGATTTTTCTTATAAAGAAAATATGCACTTAGCAGAAGCCGGTAGAGCCTGTGTTGAGTTTTGGATCTCAAAGCTCATGGAAAACAATGTTATTGTCGGAGTTAGTAATAGATCTACTATATTAGATTGTAATGTCCCGGCACCAGAAAGACTCTATGGTTATCACAGATTAGAAAAACCATTGGTAGCTATACCAAATGAAGGTAAGTGGATTATTGGTAACTATGATGAAATTAACGAAAAGTTAGCAAAAGAAGGTCTGAAAATTAACGAAGATGTAGCACCACCAGAGCCATACAAAGGATGACCGACAGTTTTATAAAATTAGGTCAAGTCGGTGTGCATGTAACCGATAACAAAGGCCATGATCCAGAATTTTGGGCAGCTCAAGCTACTAAAAAAATATGTGAAGTTTCTATGGAAGCACCTGAGCATATTAAACAACAAGCTTTGGCTTTCCAAAATCAAGTTTATACTGTAATCTTACATAGTATAAAGAACGCAATAAATTCTAAAAATGTGACGTATGTGAATTTATTAAGGCAACAAGGCCATGATGACATGGCTAAGATTATTAAGGAGCTTTAAGAAATGGCAATTACATCGGCAATAGCAACAAGTTTTAAACAAGAAATACTTGTTGAAGGACACAACCTCACCCAAGGTGCAGACTCAATTAAGTTAGCACTTTATACATCTTCAGCTACGTTGGGAGCATCAACTACTGCTTTTTCAACAACCAACCAGGTTTCAGGTACTAATTATTCATCTGGCGGTGGAACACTTACTAATGTAACTCCATCTACATCTGGAACCACAGCTATCTGCGATTTTGCAGACTTTACTTTTAGTACAGCAACAGTCACCGCTAGAGGTTGTTTGATATACAATTCAACAAATTCTAACAAAGCAATAGCTTCTATAGATTTTGGCGGAGACAAAACAAGTACAGCTGGTGATTTCACTATTGTTTTTCCAAGTCCAACAGCTACAGGCGCTATTATTAGATTAGCTTAAATTAATTAGGGTTATGGTAAAATTTAGACATGCCAATAACAAAATTTGAATTTAAACCTGGAATAAATAAAGAAGAGACTGATTACTCAAACGAAGGTGGTTGGGTTGACGGTGATAAAGTTCGTTTCCGAAAAGGCCGCGTAGAAAAAATAGGTGGTTGGGAAAAAGCATCAACAAATTCTTATCTTGGTTCAGCCAGAGCACTACATAGTTGGATTTCTTTAGGAAGCTCACGTTTTCTTGGCTTAGGCACTACAAATAAATATTACATTGAATCTGGTGGTATCTTTAACGATGTAACACCAATAAGAGCTACTACTACAAACGGTATTACGTTTGCAGCTACCAATGGATCTGCAATTATTACTGCAACTGACTCAAGCCATGGCTGTGTAGTAGGTGATTTTGTAACCATTAGTGGTGCTGTATCATTAGGCGGTTTAATAACAGCTGCTGTGTTAAACCAAGAGTATGAAATTACAGCAATACCTACAGTCAATACCTATACGTTTATAGCTACTGCAACTGCAAATAGCAGTGATACTGGTAATGGTGGATCTGGGGTTGATGGCGCTTACCAAATTAATGTAGGCCTTGATACCTATGTTAAATCTACTGGTTGGGGTGCAGGTACATGGGGTGCTGGAACCTTCGGATCTTCAAGTGCTATTAGTGCTTCTGGACAGCTTAGACTCTGGACACACGATAATTACGGTGAAGACTTAATAATAAATCCCCGAGGTGGTGGTATATATCGCTGGAAAGAGGACAATGGTTTAAATGTTAGAGCATTAGAGCTATCTGGTATAAGTGGTGCTAATTTAGTGCCTACCGTTGCGCTACAAGTTATTACATCTGAAACTGATAGACATTTAATAGTATTAGGAGCTGATCCTATTTCAAGTGGCGCAAGAACTGGTAATGTTGATCCTATGCTTGTTGCATTTAGTGATCAAGAAAATGAATTAGAGTTTGAATCCTTGTCAACTAATACAGCTGGTGATCTTAGATTATCTAGTGGTTCTTTAATTGTTGGTGGCCTTAAATCAAGACAAGAAGTTTTAATATGGACTGATACATCGCTTTACAGTATGACGTTTATTGGACCACCACTCACTTTTGCATTAAACCTTATTAATGAAGGTGCAGGACTTGTTGGCCCTAAAGCAGCAATCAATGCACCAGCAGGTGTTTACTTTATGAGTAAAAACGCTTTTTACACTTACAACGGTTCAGTACAAAAATTACCATGTTCGGTACAAGATTATGTATTTTCAGATCTGGATTTAGACCAAGCCTTTAAATGTCATACAACATTAAATAGCGCATTTTCAGAAGTATGGTACTTTTACCCTTCAATAGAAGATGGCACAGGTGAAATTTCACGTTATGTTATTTACAATTACGAAGAAAACTCATGGAGTATTGGATCTTTAGTAAGATATGCTTGGCTAGATACTGGTATTGAAGATAAACCATTAGCAACAAACTCTGTCGCTTCTTCACATTTTTTATACAAACACGAAAGTGGTTTTAATGATGACGAATCCTCTATGGATGGTGTCTTTATAGAGTCAGCAGATTTAGATGTTGCAGATGGTGAAAATTTCGTTTTTGTAAAACAAATAATCCCGGATATAAAATTTGTTTCTACAGTTGACACTTCGCAAACGCCAGCTATCAATTTTGTGTTAAAAAGCAGAGATTATAATGGTGAGTCCTTAACTACTAGTTCTACAACACAATTAACAGAAACTTCTACTTTTGGAAGTCTAAGATCTCGTAGCAGACAAATTGTTTTTAGGTTTGAGTCAGATGATGATAACACTGAGGGTGATAGAAAGAATTATAAATGGAGATTGGGTTCAACTAGGTTAGAAGTAACTTCATCTGGACGTAGATAATGGGTAAGCTGTTAGAAACCAGGTTGCCGCAAGCTCAAGGAGATTCAGTAGATACAGTCACTTTTAACAGATTAATAAGAGTTTTAGAAATAAATTTGTCTGCTTTTGATCCAGATTCGGTTAGACATTACACAAATACTGACGTATCTGAATTGCAATTCGCTACAGGCTCGATTATATTTAACTCTACAACGAATGTTCATCAAGCTTTCGATGGTACAAACTTTAGAAACTTGTATGAACACCAAACTTATCCAAGTGGAATATCTGCTACAATAAGTTTAGGAACAGTAACGGTAACAATAAGTTAAGATTATGGCATTACAAGACACTTTAAATAAAATGTACGGAGCAGTTTCAGCAGAACAAGCCTCTGGTATAGATTACATACCCACAATGAAAGACAGAATTTTTGACAACCTGCCTTTAGTTCCAGAAAACATAGAAAGAATGTTAATGTCGAGTGACTACAAAACTTCTAAACAAGCCAAAGACAATTTTGCAACCGCTATAATGAGAAGAGAAACTGGCGCGGTTATTAATGACAGCGAAATGCAATGGATAGATCAAACTTACTTTCCACAACCTGGGGACTCTCCACAAGTACAAGCACAAAAAAAACAAAGCAGGGGTGAAGCTATACAAGCATTACAAGCTAGCAATGAACGTGATCGCGAGTTTGGTAATCGTGCAGCAAGATCTACGGGCTTACCAGAGACTAACGATGTTAAGATGGGAATGTTAGGCCCATACAGAGATACATCTTCTGATGTTGAAGCTATGAGAAATTTAGCAAGATCTAGCGGCCAACCAGAAATGGGAGAGGCGCAGCTAATGCAAGAGATGCAAGGCATGTCAGAAGAAGATCAAGCAAGATTGCAAAATTTAATTGAACAAGGCCAGATAAAAACTAACGCGCCTTTGAGTGACATAGCAGAAGAACTTAAAGCAGCTGGAACGGGTGAAGATACGCAGCTAGCACATTTACGACCTGGAGAAATGGTTATACCCCCAGAGTTTTTAGATGACACACAATTCGAGTCTATGCTCGAAAGAAAATACAACGAATTTAACATTAATCCAGAACAAGCGGTCGTTGGTTCTGGTATCGCAAGTTTAAACGCCACTACTGGATTAGAAGAGTTTGGCTTTTTTAAAAAAATAGGTAAAGGCATTAAAAAATTTGCTAAAAAAATTGCACCTATTGCTGGACCTTTGGCTAACTTTATTCCCGGCGTTGGCCCACTAGTAGCAGGAGCTATCGGAGCAGGTACTAATGTTTTAGGTGGTAAAGGTTTGAAGGGCGCTATTTCTGGTGCTTTAGGTGGCTATGGTACTGGAAAAATGCTAGGTGGCATTGGCGGTTTAGGCAAAGTTGGTGGCAATGTTGTAGGTAAAGGTAACTTTGGTGGCCTAGGATTTGGTGATAAATTAGGTGCACTTCAAAGTGGCTTAGGTTCTGGCAACTTGACAAGTACATTTTTTAATCCAGGTGCAGATGCTACTGGTATGTTTGGTGGCAAGATTGGCCCGGGCATAAGACAAGGACTAGGAAGTTTAACTGGTATTGGTCAACCTCAAGGTGGCCCAGGAACTTACGATACAGGTGATGTTATTGGTACTTTAAATGGTCAACCTGTAACTAGAGCT